GGGCCTTCACTGTCTTGTTCATAGTGTCTCTCCAGTATTCGGGCAGTTGCCCGAAAGTTAAGTTAAGGTAAGCGGGCGGCGTGTCTCTTGTTTACCGACCATATAACATCTTACCACATAGGGAGAGGAATGTCAAGTTTTTGGGTGCGGTGGTGAACAGTGTTGTTTGGTGCTTTGTGACACAATGTGACGTTGTGTGTGTCTGTAAGTGTCTGATAAATAACAAATGTTACAAAGTTACAATGTTACAAAGGTATATGTCAGGATTTGTGAAAGGGTTTTTAGCGCGAAGACACCCTCTTACTCTCTTCAATAAAAAGTTAATATATATACTTAAAAAAACGTCACATTGTAACATTGCTTTGTTATCAACAACTTACAGGCGATTTGCGTGTAACATCCGTGTAACATTTGTAACATTGCTTTGTTATCAATGACTTAGACGCGTAGAGCTACTCCATTTACTGGTATCCGAACTATCGGGCAGTTGCCCGAATTATGTTACAGTGACATCCTATGGGTAGAACCACTTGTAACGTGGCCTAACGTGTCATGCGTAGAGCTACTCCATTTACTGGTATCGAAACTTTCGGGTAGTTGCCCGAATAAAAAAAGACCCGCCGAAGCGGGCCTAGTAGGGCATTGTGGTGCAATGTAGTGGCTAGCTAGCACAACGCGTGGTAACACGCAATAAAACATTCGGGTAGTTGCCCGAAAAAAAGACACAAAAAAAGGGGCTGACCAATTAAGGCCAGCCCGATGTAGTAATATGTTATAGTATTGTGTCGAGATCGATTATTTTAGTCGGTGCTTTAAATTGCAAGCGCATCATTTTTATGACCTCGACAAACTTTACACAGTCGAAACCCTCGGGCAATGTTTTACTACCCTGCGCAATTTTCTGGAGCTTGTCCAAACCCTCGCCAACTTCGACAATTGCCAGTTTGCTTTCGTTTGCGCCTTTCGCAAAGCTCTCTGGATCAGCCAGTTTGGCTTGTGTCTTAAGGCCCTTCTGGAAAACAACCTGAACCGAACGCGCCTTGTTTTGTAGCTTACTGCGTTTGGCTCGAGTGGCCATAGCCTCCTCCGACTTGTCCGCTCTCTCCGGCGCTGGGGATGACATAAACGATACGTCAACAGGCGACCATGCTTTACGGATACCCATCATCTTATAGGCCATAAGACCTTCAGCAGTCGCAGTTGATCCGACCTTGTCCATCGGGGTTAAATCGGTATGCCTCGCGCCATTCTTGAACGCTACCTGATAACCGTTGAACGCTTCGCCCTCTGCGTCAACCGTATGCGACAATGCGCCCAAGATCATAGGAGAGAGACCTTTCACATCAGCGAAGGCCATACCGATATCATAGAGCTTTTTCTCAAACTTAGTCATTTTCGGGGCCGTCTTAATTTTAATAGTAGACATAGTATACTCACTCTCTTTTATATTCGGGCAGGTGCCCGAAAGTTATATCGGTCAAACAAGCTATTCCTTGTTCCGATGCAATAGTTATGCCATGTTATAACGTGTTATGATATAGATAAGCGCGCACGGATCGACGCTAGGCCTATATGAATAAGGCCTTTGGGTACCCTACCCCCACCCCCCGCGCTGTCAGCTGGGACTCCACGCATCTACTATTATTACTAATCCAGCCGAATAAATCGCTATTTTTTGAAAACCCCCCACCCCTTTTTAGAAACCCTTGCCAAAAAATTTTTTGTACCCTATTATTACGTTACACGGTTAATAACCTGCGAAATGATATGACATTGAATCTGATACCCGAACTAGGTGTACCCTTAGAGGATGAAGTGAAGCAAATTCCTTTACCCGAACGGACCTCTGCACTGTCTAACACAGTAGAAGAACTAGAAAAACACGGGCTAGACACCACTCCAGACGAGAATGACAAAGAGGTTGCGGCTGTTTTAGCCACTGCGTACGCGCAGGACCCCGATAAGACGTCTCGGAAGGTCACAAACAAACGCGCAGCGAAGCTAACACCCCCATCTGTTAGGATGGCAGGGGCTATAATAGAGGAATTTAACCACTCTGTGGTGGAATCTTCCAAACAACTGCGTAACCTAGTAACAAACAAGCTCATCATAGAGTCAGAAAACCCTGATCCACGTGTACGAATGCGTGCTATAGAGCTTATGGGTAAGATATCAGACGTAGGACTGTTCACAGAGAAGTCTGAAGTGACCATTACCCACCAAACCACCGACGATATCAAGGAAAAACTCCGCAGTAAGCTGGCAAAACTGGTAAATCCAGAGCCAGAAGTAGAAGATGCCACCATTCTGACCGCTAAAACACTAGATGTTGACGAAGAGTTTGGGTTTGACGACGATGACTGAGGGTTTTGACTTTAGCGAAGACGATATTGAGACAATGTTGACTAACCTTGACTCGTTTAGCGAGGAAGAAGTGGCTGAGATTGACCGTATGGTGGACGAACTGTCTACAAGGTCCAAAAACAAACTAGCGTATGACGATCTGATTGAGTTCTGCAAACTTATGATGCCTGAATTTATCGTGGGTAAGCACCACCGCATCCTTGCTGACCTACTTATGGACATCGAAAGGGGTGAGAAAGACCGTATTTGTGTTAACATCCCACCACGCCACGGCAAATCACAGCTTGTGTCTATCTTCTTTCCAGCATGGTTCTTAGGTAGAAACCCGGACAAGAAGGTTATGATGGTGTCTCACACCACAGACCTAGCGGTAGACTTTGGTCGTAAGGTGCGTAACTTGATAGCCCTAGACGATTACAGGTCTATATTCCCTACCGTAAAGCTGGCACAAGACAGTAAGTCAGCGGGTCGTTGGAATACCAACGTAGGGGGAGAGTATTATGCTTGTGGAATTGGTTCTGCTCTCGCTGGTCGGGGCGCAGATTTACTGCTTGTTGATGATCCACATTCTGAACAAGACGTAATCAACGGGAACTTCGGTGTCTTTGAGAAGGCGTATGAGTGGTTTACCCTCGGCGCTCGGACACGTCTCATGCCGGGAGGACGTGTGGCTATTATACAAACACGTTGGCACTTAGATGATCTTACTGGGCGTGTGGTACGTGACATGGGTAAGAACGAACGTGCGGATCAGTATGAAGTCGTTGAGTTCCCCGCCATCCTAGACGTCGTTAACAAGAAAACCAAAAAGACAACTCAGAAGCCGTTATGGCCTGAGTTCTTTGACTTAGAAGCCCTACTACGTACCAAAGCCTCTATGCCTGTGTTCCAGTGGAACTCGCAGTATCAGCAGCAACCGACCACAGAAGAAGCTGCGTTAGTCAAGCGTGAGTGGTGGAACGAGTGGATTAAAGATTCGCCCCCATCCTGTGAATATATTATCATGTCGCTTGACGCCGCAGCCGAGAAACACAACCGTGCAGACTTTACAGCGCTTACCACATGGGGGGTATTCTTGAACGAAGAGACCAGCGCTTACAATATTATATTGTTAAATAGCATAAAACAGCGTATAGAGTTCCCAGAACTTAAGCAGCTTGCGATGGAAGAGTACAACGACTGGGAACCAGACTCGTTCATTGTGGAGAAGAAAAGCTCTGGTGTAGCCTTGTATCAAGAGATGCGACGTATGGGTCTACCAGTGTCTGAGTACACACCACATAGAGGGTCGGGTGATAAGTTAGCCAGACTTAACTCTGTTGCAGACATTGTGGCATCTGGGCTTTGCTGGGTTCCGCAGACAAGGTGGGCAGAAGAAGTGGTTGAAGAGATTGCAGGATTTCCGTTTATGAGTAATGACGACCTTGTAGACTCGACGGTGATGGCTTTGATGCGTTTTAGACAGGGCGGCTTTATACGGTTGCCTAGCGACGAACCAGAAGAACAGCAGTATTTTAAACAGCGCCGAGGCGGGTATTACTAATGGGGCTAACTATTGTCGATAACCCATATAAAGCTGATATAGCAGCTAGGTATAAACTTAACCCAGAAGATTCTGGTCTTCGTAGTCTGTACAAAAAAATACCTACCAACATGCGTTTGTTTATAGAAAACTTACTCGGTGACACAAGCACTATAACAGAAGATGATTTTACTAACGACGAACTAATAGAAATGATTGCGTTAATAGAAAGACAACAGGGCATTAATGCTAAAGAAGAAGAGACCCTCCGAGAAGAGACCGAAAAATTTTTAGAGTTAGGTATGACTTATAAGCCAAATCAAGGCTATATTATGAACGATGCGGGTAAACTTGTTCCATATGATAATTATGATACTCCTCTACTTACAGGAACTGAAGCGCTAAAAACTTACGAAAATACTAGAGATAGAACTTCTGTAGACCCTTATAAAGAACGCTCATATTATGAGGGTACATCTAGTAGGATGGTGGATCAGGATTACTCTTCGTCTCTTGCTAGGTCATTTAATGACCCAATGTACAATGTAGCTACAACTCTAGGTCAATATACCGCTACCGACGTTGACGACGGGTATAATATACAAGATATATATGATTTTAACAAAGACGAACGTGACCTACCTACTGACTTATCAGGCGCGTTACAACGTATCTTAAAATCTCCTGAACTTGCAGGAGAGTATTTAGCTAATTTATTAGGTAGTGAGCCTAGGGATGTAAATATAGCCCTAGAAAAGATTTTGAAGGATAGGGAATAGATCATGGCTATTGAAAAAGGCGTATACGCTGCCCCAGAAGGGTTAAAAGACTTAGAAGGTGATCTTGAGGGCATAGAGGAGATGGAAGTCCCCGAAATGGAGATTGAGATCGTTGATCC